GAGAAAGCCGAGTCTGGAGATCCCGACGTTAAGGTGTTCAAGGCACTCATCGAAAAGAACCCCTACATTCTGGCGGACGAAAAGAAGCGGTTTTGGAACTCGCTGAGCGAAGACGAGCGCGATGTCCGCTACACGGGCAACTACGCCATTCGCGGACGGCGAATCTACAGCGAATACTCGCCCATGGGCATCCACGGGGTTGACCCGTTCCCGATTCCCGAAGACTGGTGTATCTGGGCCGTGCTCGACCCGGGCCGGAAACACTGCGGAACGCTCTTGGCAGCCGTTGACCCGGACGAAAAGCACGTTTGGATTTACGGCGGCTTCGACCTTCAGCACGCGGGCGCTTCCCGGTGGGCGCTCACCCTCAAGCAGCACCTTCAGGGGCGGCGCCCACATGCCATCATCTGTGACCAGCAAATGGGTCGGCAAACGAGCGCCGACGAGATTTGCGAGGCGGCGTACTACTTCGACGCCTTGACGGAAGTCGGGATTGTCCCCGAAGTAATGGGGCCACTGCACGGCTTCTTTCTCGGGCCGAACAACGTGCCCGCCCGCGAGGCTGCTCTTCAGGGGTGGCTTCGGATTCGCGGCGACGGTATCGGCATGGGGACGCCACGTCTGCAAATCATGCGAGGCGTACTGCCTGAGCTAGACCGCCAAATCTCCCGAGCGTGCTACGACGACAAGAATCCCGACAAGCGGCAGAAGATGCGTCAGGACCTTCTGGACTGCCTCGAATACATCGCATCCCATGACGCCGGTTACGCGAAGCCACTTCCTCCGGACGTTCCGGACGGCTTCGACATCGACGAATACCTGAGAAAGAGCAATACCCGTCACGAACGTGGTTTGTGCCGGATCGGTTGATTACCCTCTCTGCCCTCTACTACGGAGCATCTCAAATGTCCACGGAAACCACCAGAGACCCTAACGACATCAAGTGGGAAGCCCCCGTCGTTTACCCCGGCGACACCGTGTACCGCTGTGCCGACGGAACGCGACGCGCTCCCTACCCTGCCATCGTCATCAAATCCTCGGGCCGCACGATCAGCCTCCAGGAAATCGGCGGCGGCCTATTCGAGGGTGTGCGCAACATCGACGACCCCATGCTCAACGACGCCCAGATCCAGGACTTCGGTTGCTGGGCGCTCTCGCACACGGGCGAGCGGATGCTGGCGCTGGAAGAGAAAATCGAACGCCTGTCCGCCCAACTGGACGCGCTGATGTCCGATGGACGGATTCGCCGAACCCCGGCTGATAACATTCAAGGCAGGAAGACCTAATGGACATACTCGGCGCGATTGAGGGACTGTGGCTCGGTCAAATCGAGCGGGCCAAGAAGGTCAAGAAGAAACAGTTTGGCGAGACCGCCGAGCGGGCGTGGAAATACTACGGAGACGGGAACCACAACTTCCTGTACGAAGAGAACTCCAAGAATACGGGCGAGTCCCGTATTTCCATGCCCCTGTTTCCCGTGACGTGCAACCTGACCGCCGAGTACGTCCGGATGATGCTGCCGTACATCCACAACAAGGCCCCGGCGCGTCGCGTGGCCGTGCGTCCCAATCCATTCGAGGCACTCTTTCAACCGCCCCAGCAACCCCAGTTCGGTCAACAGCCGGGGATGCCACCCCAGCCGCCGCCGGTAAACCCGCAAGACGTGGCCAAGCGGTTCACAGCCTCCGCCCTGAACTACATGCTCAGCTACACACCCGACCGGCACGATTTGCGAGCCCAATGCCGCTCTTGCGTCACGGAATCGCTGGTCAAAGGTCGTGGCGTGGCGTGGCATGAATTCGAGCACGGGTTGCCAGGGTCGTTCTTCGACAGCGTGGACAATCTTCTCGTGGACCCGGACGCCGAGCAATTGCGCCACGCGGCGTTCATTGTCCGCGTCCGCCGCCGTCCCGTGTGGGCCGTGGCGGAAGAGTTTGGGATTCCCCGAGAGCAGATCCGCGGGTCCTACACGTCTGGCCAGAAGCAAGCCCAGAACTCGTTCGAGGTCAGCCTGGGGTCAGAGAGCGGCGACCGCGACAAAGAACTCTCGGCCGACGTGGTGAAATACTACGAGGTCTATTCCCGCATGGGAGTGGGCCACAAGTTCGTCGGCGTCGCGGACGAAATCAAACAGGCGGGGACGCTATTGGACGCAGTGGGCGAGCACGCCTACCTGGCGATTCTCCCCGGGTTCGGCAGCCCGCTGAATCTCCCCAAGGACTCGCTCTCGGAAGCGACAACGGCGGAAGACATCACGTCGCGCCTATCCTGGCCGGTTGCGTACTTCGGCAACGTCATCGACCCGTGGCCGTGTACCTGCCTGGACTACTACGTTCACCCGCGTCAGGCGTGGCCGAGCAGCCCGCTGGAGCCGAGCCTGCCTTTGCAGGCGTTTATGGATTACGCCTACAGCTTCCTCATGGCGCGGCTACGCAGCACTTGCCGGGACATCATCATCGCCAGCAAAGCGATAGACTCCGCGCTGACGAAGGCCCTGAAATACGGCCGTGACCAAGAGGTTGTGTTCCATGACGGAACGAATCAGGACATCGAGAACCTCATCCACGTCCTTCAGTTCCCGCCCGTCAACCGCGACATCTACGAGGTCCTACGGATGGTCGAACAGGCGTTTCGCCAGTCCACGGGTCTGGTCGAGTTGATGTACGGGGCCAACTCCCGGGCGATGCGCTCGGCCGAAGAGGCGAGCGTCCTGCAAACGAACATGAGCATTCGGCCGGAAGACATGGCCGACATGGTGGAAGACTGGCACTCGCGGATGTCGGGCAAGGAAGCGGCGGCCATGCGACTGCACGTCCCCGGGGCGATGTTCGCCAAGTGCGCCGGCGACGTGACGCCCGCCAACTCTCCGATGCCGAGCCAACTGGCCATGGCGTGGGACCTCTATGTGGCACCGCAGGGATTGGACCCCTACGACGCCGCGTCCGAGATGCTCTATACCGTGGACGCCGGCACGGGGCGCAAGCGGAATCTCCAGAAAGAGATGTCCGACGTGAAGGAAGCGATGAGCTTCATGTTCGGGCCGTCGCTACAGCACTACCAGCAGTCCGGCGATCCGAAGCTGGTCAACGGCCTCTTGAAGTGGTGGAGCGACTCTCACCAAGCGGATTCGAGTGTAATGATGATGCCCGACATGCGGGCGCAGATGATGGCTCAGCAGCAGGCGATGCAACAGCAGCAAGCCCAGCCACAGCCGCAACAAGCACAAGGGGCCTGACCATCCAACATAAAAGCGAAAAGAAAGCAGACCTATGAGTACCTGCGACATCGACCTGGTAGAGCAATACCCTACCGTCTCCAGAAACCCGGAAGTCCAGCAACGCTACGAGGCGATGCGGGAAGCGGGCCAGAGTCACAACATGGCCGAAATGCTGGCGTGCAGGACGCTTCCGGCCGCCAAGACCGACACGCGATTCTCAGCCCGGCTGGGCAAGAGCGAACAGATGCCAGCGAGCTACTACCGCAAGGCAAAGGCGGCGGGAGTCTCGACGCTCAACAAGAAGTACATGAGCCAACTGGCCGAGTACCCCGGCGACCCGAAGGCGTGGGTCGGTGGCGACGCCCGCAGCGAGATTACCCGGCGGTGCAAGGAAAAGGGCTGGGGTTGCGAGGGGGCAATCGAGATTCCCACTCCTACGCACGAGATACCGGACGACGTACCCTACCGCGTGGCGGACAAGGTGGTGGAGAAGGCCGTGATGCAGCGGGCCCTGATTGAGCCCGGGGCCGTGTCCACGCCCGAGAAACTCCCGCGGGTCAGGGAAGATACCCGGGAACGCCTCACTGGAAATGGACCCTTCTGATGAGC